CTCGCCGACGACGCAGTCGTTGATGCTGACACAAAGTTTAAGATCGTCATCTCGTCGTCACTCGGTGCGTCTTTCTCCACCGCCGACGGCGTCTCGGGGGTTAAGGTTCTCACGGCGTCTTTTGATCCGACTGACAAGGACTATTTCGGCAAGATCCTCAACACGGATCCCGACAAATTCTACCAGGAGCAGCACTACCTTCACGCCGACTTTGCCGTCGACGTGAACGTCGCCCACGTCAGTGCCTCTTGCCCTGTTGCCATCTTGTCGGGCTCTTCGAATGTCTCGTCCAACGGAGACAATACGAAGTTCTTCCGTGAGGCCTTCGGTTCCTACAATACCAGATTCACTGCTCCCAAGACCTCATACTTCATCTCACAACCCTTCGGCACGACCGAGTACGACCTTTTCAAGTTTGAGTCGGTGGATGACGGCGAGTATGCAAACAGGCTCTACAAGATCTCAATCAGCAACGTCAGGGCTTCAACGAACGACGCGAACAAGTTCGGCTCCTTTAACGTTCAGGTCCGCGACTGGAACGACACCGACACTAACCCCAACGTCATTGAGCAGTTCTCAAACTGCTCACTCGATCCCAATGCCGAGAACTACGTTGCGAAGATGATCGGTGACCGAAAGGTGTTCTTCAACTTCGATGCACTGAATCCTTCTGAGAAGCGCATCGTCGCGACGGGCAAGTATCCGAACAAGTCAAGGTACATCCGGATCATCATGAACGACAACGTCGAGAGAGGGAATGTCCCCTCCAACGCCCTGCCGTTCGGATTCAGGGGTCCTTCGCTTCTCAAGGTCAATCCGCTTCTCAATGTCACCAATGCATTGGATTCAGCATCGGCTCGTCTTGGTGGACAGATCTCTGCGGCGACGTCGGTCACCAGCTCCTTCCTCCCTCCAGTTCCGCACAGGTTCAAGGTCACCCGCGGCGAGGTTGCAAGTTCAATGAACTTCGTCGGTGAGCCCGGACCATCTGAGCAGGCGAACACCGCTTTCTACTGGGGCGTCAAGTTTGAGAGGAACAGCACTTCTTCCGATCCATTGTCGAACGACGTCCTCAACGCAAACGTCGTCTCTGAGAAGAACCATCTGCTCGACTCCTTTACCAAGTTCGTCGGCATAGAGAAGCTCGACGTGCTCGTCACCGGTTCGGCCGTCGATGAACTGCACAACAACAAGTTCTCTCTTGCAAAGGTCGCCCTTTACAACACGTCGTTCAACGACCTGACTAGCTCGGTCAACACGCACATGCGTGAGGCTGCATACATCAGGAACGCGAAGCTGGACAGCACTGACTACACCTGGACAGAGAACAGCAGAAAGCGCATCACCCTTGCTACCCTGCTCTCGTCTGGCTCGGCACCGCTGTTCAACAGGTTCTCTGCCTACTCTAAGTTCACCAACTTCATGTACGGCGGGTTCGACGGCACAAACTTCCTAAACAGAGACGCTCGTCGACTCAATGACAAGTCGGTCTCATTCGACACGGGTGGAGGGGCATCTCCCGGTGCAACAGTGTCTGGTTTTGCATCCAACCCATCTGGCGAGGACGTCGACAACAACGGTGTCGCCTCATACCTCTCAGCGGTCGACATTATGACTAATCCTCTGGAGGCCAACAACAACCTGCTCGTGGTCCCAGGAATCAGAGAGCCTTACATCACCGATCAGGCAATGAAGAAGGTGAGAGACTACGGCCTGGCCATGTACGTCATGGACGTCCCGTCTTACGACGACGACGGAAACAGGCTATATGACGATTCGACCGCCAAGCCCAACATCAATCAGACAACGTCTCAGTTCGACGGCCGATCAATCGACAACAACTATGCGGCCGTCTACTACCCAGACGTCTTCATCGACGACGCCACTAACCGTCGAAAGGTCAAGGTCCCAGCCTCCGTCGCTGCCCTCGGTGCACTTGGGTTCAACGACAGGGTCTCGTACCCGTGGTTCGCACCTGCGGGATTCAACCGCGCGGCGCTGGATTTCGTCTCCAACGTGGCAGTGCGGCTCAATGTGTCAGACAGGGACAGGCTCTATGAGTCCCGCGTCAATCCGATTGCGACCTTCCCAAGGCTTGGATACGTGATCTACGGACAGAAGACTCTGCAGATTAACAAGTCTGCGCTCGATAGGGTCAACGTTCGACGCCTCCTTCTGGAGGTCAAGAGGGTTGTCATCGGCATCGCCCAGAAGATCGTGTTCGAGCAGAATACTCCCGCGGTCCGCAACAAGTTCGTTGCAGACGCATCATTCCAGCTCGGCCTCATCCAGACCCAGGCAGGCATCGAGGCCTTCCAGGTGGTGATGAACGAAAGCAACAATACGCAGGAGGACATCGACCTCAATCGGCTCAACGGTCGAATCGTCGTGGTGCCAACCCGCGTTGTCGAATACATCGCAATCGACTTCATAGTTACGAATAGTGGCGTCCAGTTCGTTTGAAATTAGAGCCAAACTAATAGTTAGCATCAATCGGGAGCAGATAAATGGCACAACTGAAATTCGGAAGCGCAGGGGTCACAGCGAGGGAAATCGACATCTCGGGCCCCGTCACGCAACAGCCGGTAGGCATCCCAGCGGGGATTGTTGGTACGTCGGTGAAGGGGCCTGCATTCGTCCCCGTCACTGTCGGCAACCTCTCGGACTGGTATGCCAAGTTCGGTAACACCGATGGCAAGAAGTTTGGTCCCTTGGCCGTCGTCGAATGGCTCAGGAATGCACGGGCCGTCACATACCTAAAAGTCCTCGGCGCAGGCGATGGTCGCATGCGTGACGAGACGACAGGAAAGGTGACCTCGGCAGGCTTCGTCGTCGGCGAGGAGCAGCCCAACTCATCGGGCATCATCGACGGAAACCCATACGCCAACGACGGCGGAGTTGCAGGAAGGGTCTACTTCCTCGGATGCCTCATGTCCGAGTCATTGGGTTCGACGGTCTTCAGCGAGGCCGGCCTGCAGGGGACGGGCGGCGTTACACCTGGTGTGACTTCCTCGCTTCCGATCATTCGAGGTGTCCTGATGGCTCCTTCGGGCGTCGTCGTCAGGGTGTCTTCTTCATACGACGGAAACAGCACGGCCCCGCTGGCGACCACATTGGGCACAGACGGTGCCGCCAAGGGTTCTGCCCTCGGCACGATCGTCCTCAGTTCTGCCGGAGTCCCGAAGCAGGAGTTCACGCTCTTCCTCAACGGACACAAGGGGACGGACTCTCGATATCCCAACACCATCACTGCCTCCTTCGATCCTCTGGCCAACAACTACATCGGAAAGGCCCTTAACACGGACCCGACCAAATACCAGGAGGCAGGCCACTTCCTCTATGCGACCTGGGACATCCATCCGACACTTGCGGCCGTCACTGGTACTGGGATAATCTCTAATGCTACCGCGGCCGATGCAAACGGTGGTAGGGAACCCGGCGTCTTCGTCCTGTCGTCTTCGCTTGGTAGGAATGTCGGATCTGCGACCGTTCCCAACTATGAGACCTTCGAGGACAGGTTCAGCCACGCCGTCTCTCCGTGGATCGTCTCACAGAAGTTCGGCGGCCAGGCTCAGAACCTCTTCAGGCTGCACTCTCTCGACGACGGTGCAGGCGCCTCAAGCCGGTTCAAGGTCTCGATCGAGAACATCACGGTGTCCAACGATCCTCTCAACAGGTACGGCTCCTTCGATGTCGTCCTGAGAGAGTTCTCGGACAGGGACTCCGACAAGAAGAACCTCCCGAACGAGGTCTTCCGCGGTGTCAACCTCGATCCATCGTCTGACCGCTACATCGCCAAGGTGATCGGAGACGTCCACGCCTACTTTGACTTCGACCGAGAGGAGTCCTCACAGAAGCTCGTCATCGACGGCAACTATGAGAACCGCTCCAACTACGTCCGCGTCGAGGTCCACCCCGACATCGAGAACGGCTTCGTCGATCCCGTCGCACTCCCCATGGGCTTCAGGGGCGTCGATCACCTCCTCACCTCGGGCTCCGCCCCGCTGCAGAACTTCGGCAGCACTGACAACGGCGTCCTCGCCGTCTCGAACTTCTCCAAGCGCTCCGTCACTCCGCCCCTCCCCTTCCGCAGGAAGATCACGGCGGCTGAGGAATGGACTGCAAAGGAGCAGGTCGACTCCAAGCTGTATTGGGGCGTCCAGTTCGAGCACCCCGAGACGCTCCTCAAGAAGAACGGAAGCATCCTCCCGAACGGCTCCCTTAAGGCCTTCGCGAAGCACTTCCCGAACTTCGCCGTCTCGGATGCAAAGTTCTCCGTGGGCAACAACTCGGGCGCCGCCACCACCGCCGCGTGGGGGATCGTCGATGCAGACAAGTTCTGCAACAACCTGTTCACCCTTGAGAACCTGCAGGTCGTCACAGGCTCCAACGGCCTCGCCGACCCTCAGAAGTGGCACAAGGCCGTCTATGCCCGTGCCGGGAATGCAGGGTCCGTAGACCTGGTCGGCGTCGCCACGGACGGCAAGGGCGACGAGGCGAAGCTCCGCGCATTCAAGGTTGAGGACATCCCCTCCAACAAGCAGTTCGCCAAGTTCTCACTGCTGATGCAGGGTGGGTTCGACGGAGTCAACATCTTCGACGCTGACGAGGCAGCCATCAACAACAACGCGGTCGCCGCGGACATGGATGCGGCAGCAGGTCGAGGTCTGAACGAGGGCCCGAACGTCCGGACCTACCTCAAGGCGCTCGACATCATGAAGAACACGGTCAACATGGACATCCAGCTCCTCGCCATCCCAGGCATCAGGGAGCCCATCGTTACGGATGCCGCCACACTGGCCGTACAGGACAGGTTCGACGCCCTATACATCATGGACGTCGAGC